TGGGATACCAGTAGAAATGTGGATAGTCCCTCCAGACAAAATGAAGGTAATCCCCTCGAAAGAAGAATTCCTCACTGGTTATATTTATAATAGGGGTATTGAAAGTATCTCTTTTGATAGATTAGAGATAATCCACCACAAATTTCCTTCTCCAACCTCGGCTTATTATGGCATGAGCCCACTGTCAGCCGTTACCCATGCTTATAATATCAATGAAAATATGAATCTATATGAGAACGCCCTATTCTCTAATATGGCCCGACCTGACGGGGTGTTAGAGACTGATGAAAGTTTAGGCGAGGTTGAGTTTAAAAGGGTAAAAAAGGAATGGCACCAAACTTATGGGCAAGTTAAAAAGGCAGGGAAGACAGCGCTGCTCGAGAAAGGTCTGAAATACAAACCTATTGCCCTAACCCCGAGGGAGCTAAGCTATCTAGCTGGGAGGAAGGTAACCAAAGAAGAGATTTGTAATGCTTACGGACAGTCACTGGCTCTGTATGATAAAGATGCAAATAGGGCCAATGCCGATAATGCTACCTATATATTTATGAGGGATACTATCAGTCCAAGGCACCGGCGTATGGAACAGAAGATGAATGAACAGCTATTGCCTAGATACGATGAAAGGTTATTCTGTGCTTATGAAGACTGTGTACCTGAAGACAAAGAGTTTAAACATAAAGTGAGGATTGCAAGTGTAGACAAAATCATTACCCGGAATGATGCAAGGCAAGAGATAGGTAAGGAGGATGTAGAAGGAGGAGACACATTATATATCGATAGCCGTTTAATACCGATCGGGACTACTCCAGAAAAAGAGGTAGAAGAGGCGAGTGCCAAAATAGCACAGCGTGTGAAAGAGAAGTTAAATGATAATTGGAGTTAGATGTGCCGATTGTGGAATGACTTATAAGAGGACTATACTCAATACAAATGGTTGCCCAGGTTGTGGAAGTAAGCAAGAATCATCTGAACCTTACGATGGTTATTCTAATGATTATATTACCCTTAATGAAACTGAAGAGGAAAAGCTTTTATATAAAAGATATATTGAGCGGGAGGATTACCTCCACTTTGGCAGACCTTCAATATTGATGAGATTGATAAAAAAGGTGAAGGAAAAATTAGATGCTTAAAATAAGTGATGATACCATTGAAATTATCGCTGATGACATAGCCCAATATATAAAACAAGGGAGATTACTCAAAGATACTGCCGAGGGTGGCGATGGGTGGCAGGGTAAAAATAAACGACATCAATATTGGCTTGGTTTTATAAGAAGGGTAATGAAGAATGAGGTTAAGTTAAGAAAAGTTATGGTCAAATATTTTAAAGAACAGAGAGTAAAGGCATTAAAAGCGTTGAGTGGCACAAAAGCTGTCAATAAAGATGTAAAAAAAGTAGAAAATATTCCGAAGTCAAAAGAGGAATTAAAGAAACTTGTAGGTCTTTCAATACCAAAAGTAACAGAAGTGGTAGTATTGGAAGGCAAGAAAGTATTAGTCGAATTAGGAGTTGGGATATCGTTTGACGTATTAAACCCCAAAGTGATAGAGTTTATAAAAACAAGAACAGGAGATTTAATAAAGTCGGTAAGCAATACAACTAAAGAAGCATTAAGAAGGACTTTAAAGGAAGGCATAGAATTAGGGGAAAGCATACCCAAATTGGCTAAAAGGATAGCCAGTGTATACGACGATGCACAGGGTTATCGGTCAGTATTAATTGCCAGAACCGAAAATATTGCGGCTCATAATAGTGGAGCCCTTAATGGTTATAGACAAAGTGGTGTGGTTGAAAAAAAGACTTGGTTAACTGCAGGAGATGATAGAGTTAGAGAAGAACATGCGGCAATGGATGGCGAAACAGTCATGTTAGAAGAAGCTTTTTCTAATGGATTAATGCATCCACAAGAACCAAATTGCAGATGTTGTATGATACCAGTAATATATAAGAGATGAAATGATAAAAGAAAATGGTGATAAATTTAAAAAAGGTCATATTCCCTGGAATAAGGATAAAACAAAATTAGAATTTCCTCAATTAAGCAATGCTGGGGTAAAGAAGAATAATATTCCTTGGAATAAAGATACAAAAGGATTAATGGCAATCCCTTGGAACAAAGGGAACAAAAATGGTGAAATATTAATATGTTCTATATGCGGGAAAAAATATTATGTATCAAAATCGAGAAAAAGGGATAGTAAATATTGTAGCTGGGAATGTTTTAAAGAAAGCAAGAGAAGAATATTTGGAAAAAAACATCCTCTTTACAGATCGATAGATATAAAATGTGATTGGTGTGGTAAAACATATCAAGAAATACCAGCAAGCATAAAGGAATTTAATAATCATTTTTGTTCTCGAAGGTGTCATGGATGCTATACAATATATAATCAAAAAAATCCAAGTAATATAGAAAAGAAATTAGCTAATTATTTAATAGAGCATAAAATATCTTTCATTTGTCAATTTAAATATAAATTAGGAATAGCAGATTTTTATATTAAACCTAATTTAATCGTAGAAGTTGATGGAGTTTATTGGCATAATTTGCCTGAAGTTAAGGAAAGAGACAAAAGACAAACATTATATTTGGAAGGCGAGGGTTATAAAGTATTACATCTATGGGAAAATGAAGTAAATGAAAATCCTCAAGAATGTATAAAGAGAATATTGAAACTTATATAAAGTAGAATATAGTTGATAATAGAAAAAAGTGGAGGTAAATTAATGTCAGGACGAGGGGTTGAAAAAGAGGAAATTAGTATGTGTGTTGAAGTCGTTTATGTAGAAAAGAGGATACTGTGAAACATAAAAGAAGAGGCATACCGGGCAAAGGAATATTTACCTACTGATTTTAAAGATTTATTAAAAAAAGAGATAGATAGCATTGCTCAAAAACATAATTTCGATGATATAATCTCGATAAAATTCACAGGGTGAGAATATTAATTAAAATGAAATGAAAGAAATAAGATGTCAAAATCCCAAATGCAATCATTGCCTGTCAAAGGGGATAGAGGTCGGGGCAGGCATGTACTATATATCACCCTCGAAGCCATTAAGGCTGTACCGGGAAGTAATAAAATGCCCTAAATGTGGTAAGCTTAATGAGATAATCATAGAGATGGGGGTAAGGGCAAAGGTCAGTATAATAGAAGATAACAGTAATGTTGGGATAAATACATATATAATTAAAAAAGATGATTTGTATTCTGCGTAATTTAGAAATACGGCAGGGATTGTCGGAATTTAAGCCTGTGGAGACTGCGTAAGACCTACATAATAGTTAGGCAATAGTCAAAGAAGCAGGAAGCTTTATAAGTAGTCCACAATATAGAGTCCCTACAAATAAGTCAACATTGCAAATCTAAAGGGGATGAGAGCTCTAAGAGGGCCAGAACGAGAAGTTTAAATAGACTTCTTACTGGCTCTTTTTTTTATTTGTAAATTAATGAGGCAGGAATGAGAACAATATTTATAAAAGATGATAGATTAAGAGAAATACATCATGATTTAAGTACCAAAATAACAAAAATGTTATTGAATGGTAGATTAAAGGGTTCTTATACAATAAAGGAATCGACAAAGGAATTTAAAACAAAGACATTTCCTTTCTATGAAATACTCTTCGGTTGGGAAGTTACTGATTATGAAGATGGTTGGAAAATTAAAGAACGACCCAAAGAAAAGGAGTTAACAAATGAAACTTAAATACTCTAAAAAAGCAAATATTTACGGAGACTACAAAATAATAGGATGCAAACCTTGCTGTTACGAAATGGCGGAATATATAAAAGATTATATTTCAGAGGAATTGATAAATTCTATGGTAAATAAATGTCCTTTTTGCAAAGAAAAAATAGAATTGATTTGTATATAAGGATAAGAAAATAATTTGAAAGTGAGGTGATAAAAGTGGAACTATTTACAGAAAGGCTAAAACTCAAAGACATATTTCCAGAGATAGCAACAGATATTGCCAAAGAATATAAATTGAAAGAAGAGGATATTGAGTTTGTCCGTAAGAATAATCCCCTGAACCCAAAAGACATAAAGATCGAAGATGGAGAAAGGGCCGCAGTGAGGTATGTGAACACCGCAGACGTAGACAGGGACAATGAGATTGTGGTCCCCGACGGTCTACAGACAAAAGATTTCTTGAAGAGTCCCAGTGTCCTTTATGCCCATGATTATAGGGGGTTACCTATCGGGAAGGATATCTGGCTAAAACTGGTTAAAGGTAAAGGGTGGCTAGCCAAGACGATTTATGCCAAACACGAATTGGCAAACGATGTCTACAATTTGGTCAAGGATAAGTTCTTAAATACCAATTCGATCGGCTTTATCCCTTTAGAGTCAGTAAAGCCAGACAATAAAAAGTGGGATAAGGTAAAGGATAAATTAATTGCTGAATATGGGATTAAAGAAAAGCTGATAGATAAGGTTAAAACGATTTACACTAATAGCATATTACTGGAGCATTCTGATGTGCCGGTCCCTTCGAATATCAATGCCTTAAATATTGCAGTCGGTAAAGGTTTCATCAAGTCAGACCAGCTGATAAAGGACTTGGAGATTGAAATTATAGACGATGAAAAGGAAGGAGCAGGGTTATCAGAAAGAGACAAGGAAAAACTTGAGGAAGGGTTAAAAGATGTAAAAGAGGGCAAGGTTGAAAAAGTTGGTATAGATAAATTGAAAAAAGAGGTAAAAGAAGAAGAAGGTGAAGCCATAAGTTTAGAAGCAGTTGAAAAGCCTTATCCTAATGAGCATTCTTGTCGGATCCGTCCACCTGGAGGGTTCAAACCAGAAAGTTTTAGGCGGATGAGCAGGGAGCACGAAGGGAAAGAATATTCGGTTATTATGGGCAGGTTAAAAGGTGAGACTACGATGACTGAACAGGCTTATAGATATGGGATAAAGGTCTGGACTGTTAGTCAAGCAAGGAAGCACTGTAAAGACCATAAAGGGATATTGTTCGAACCAGCAACTGGGAAAGAAGGGACTAAATCAGTACCCCCCCAACAATTTAAAAAATTGTTGGATGGCGGAATAGGAGGAGGAGGAACAGACATTTTAAAAGAAGGGGTTATACCATATAAAGAAAGGTGGAACAAATCACTCCCAGAATGTTTTGATGTCGAAAGTGGGAAAGAAGCCCCCACTACTTTTGAATACAACTTATTCAAGCAATTCTTGGAATGTGAGGTTAAGAATATATTCCAGAATACTTACCTAATACCTAGTCCATTGTTAGGCACATACCTTGCAGGATTTAAGGTGATCCTTAATGAATTTGAATTAAAAGAGACGAGGAATTTTAGTTATAGAGGTGTCGAACTTCCACCTACTTATAAGGTGATCCGATTAAATTCGACAGATTCAGATGATTTCTTAATCGAAGGTATGCAATTTTATGTAGCAAGCAATAAGCCAGTAATAGTAAAATTTATGCCTGACTGGTATGGGATAGTCATATCAATAGTTACATCGAATAAACATAAAGACTGGAATAAAGGACTATTAGAAGAAGTCCATAAATGGGCTAAAGAGAACAATTATCTCAAAGGTGAGAAATTTGCCTTGAATGGAGAATTCCTTAAAAAGAGTGAAGATGATTGGAGAAGTTTAATAACTGAAATTAGCATAAAAGACGCTATTAAAAAATCTACAAACTCCCTTGAGAAGAAAAGGGATGGATTAGAGAGTAGGGGATTTTTATTCATCGGTGAACCAGGGACCGGGAAGACGAAGACTGGCAGGATCATTTTGAACAATGTGGATTCTACCTTTATCTGGGTATCGAGTAGGGATTTTGACCGAGGAGGGACTAGAGCTTTATCCCTTGCATTTAGTTTGGCTCGTGATTTAGCCCCTACAGTTTTATTCATCGAAGACATTGATACTTGGCTAGGAGGGTATATAGTCGATTTACTCAAGACGGAATTAGATGGATTGAGACAGAACAAGGGGATAGTAACTATATTGACATCTAATTCACCAGAAAAATTGCCTAACACACTATTAGATAGACCAGGTAGATTCCACCATGTTTTGAGGTTCCCTTTACCTAAAGCTGAATTTAGGAAAGAAATGATATGCAATTGGGCTGGAGATATCGATG